GGTTCGCGTATTTCTGATGAGCAACGCAAGACGGTGAATGTTCTTGTAGTTTCTTCGTTGATGTTTCCGAAGGGGCGAAAGCGATGATGGTTGTGAACTTCGGTGAATATGTGAAAGAAAATGCGTGGACTTGGGCGGGTGCTGTGTATCTGTTGCTGACTTTGACGGGTGCTACTTTTGTGCAAGCCGCTTTGGTGACATTGATAACTATCGTGGTGCATGGTGTTTTGACTTTGAAAGGTGATGATGATGGCAAAGACGGTTGAGATTGGGCAGCGGATTGTTGCGTTGTTTTTGACGAATGCTTTGGGTGTGATTACGGGTGCGGCAATCATTGCGCCCGAACTTGAAATTTGGAAGTCTGCTTGTATCGCTGGCGGTGTGGCTGTGTTCAAGGTTGGTGAGCAGTTGGCGAAGGCTTCTTTGGATGGCACTTTGACGAAGGCTGAAATTGATGCGGCTTTTGGTGGTGCGGCTGTGAAAGCGAAGAGGGCACGGAAGGGTTCTGCGAAATGAGCCGCCCGTACACAGGCACGAATGATGGGATTGCGAAAGGTAAGCGTGATGGCACGGAAGAATTCGTGCGGCAGTTGGCTTTTCTGAGCGATGGTGCTTTGTGGAATAACGGAACTTTCATTGTTCGCAAGATGAAAGGAAAGGAAAGTTTGTCGGTTCATGCGACGGGTCGCGCAATGGATATTTCGTATCGCAATATGCGTGACGGTAAGCGCGGCAAACCGAATGGTCGCAAGGTTGCTTCGGATTGGTGTGACATTCTGAGCAAGAACGCTGCGGTGTTGGGTGTGGAAATGATTATTGATTACGCCTTCGGGAAGCATGGTCGCGCGTATCGTTGCGATAGGGATGCGTGGCAGACCTACGATAAGCCAACGGTGACGGGTGGCGGTAATCCTGCATCCGATTGGATACATATTGAGATTGCGCCGCGTCTTGCGGATGATGCTGAGAAAGTGAAGCGCAAGTTCCGTAAGGTGTTTTTGGGTGAAGATGACGGTGAATGATGGATGCGGGTGTTGCGGCAGTTCTGGTTGGTGTTATCACAGCCATTGGTGGAATTGTTGTTGCGGTTATTCAGTTGATTGGTTTGCGTTCTGAAAACAAGGCTGACCATGCGGTTGTGCAAGGTCAGTTGGCAAGCATTTTGAATTCGGTTTTCAAGGTGGATAGTAAGGTTGATGGGGTTAGAGACAGGCTAGATAGACACATTCGGGAACATAGCGAAGGGGCTTTTGGTGGGGTTGTTGAGCAACGAAATTCAGAATGAGATTTCGCAGAAGGGAACCAGCAATAGGCGTATGTTGCAAGACATAGCCGATGGTTTGTCTGGTGATGACCGCAAAGATTTCATTGATGCTTTGCACGATAAAAGTATTTCGGCGCAGGTGTTGGTGTTGGTTTTGAAGCGTCGCGGTTTTGCTGTTTCTAATTCGCTGATTTCTTTGTATAGGCGTGGGGGGTTGGGTTATGAAGTTCGCTGATGAAGTGCAGGCAGAAACGCAGGAAGAAGTTTCTATTGTCAAATTGCGTAGGGAACGCGATTTGGCGCGCCGCGAAAATGAGCGTTTGACGCAGGCGGTTGATGAGGCGAACAAAATCATTCGCATCATTGAGACAGCCAACGCTTCTGAGATTGAACCGCCACAATGGTTGTCGCCTGCGAAGCCGCGTTCTTCTGCGGCGATGCTGGTTGCGATGTTGTCGGACACCCATTTTGATGAAGTGGTGAACCCTGATGAGATGGAAGGGTTGAATGCTTACAACCGCACGATTGCCAAGATGCGTCTTGAACGGTGGGCGAAGGGTGTTGTGAAGATGGCGCGTCACTATTTGGCGGGCGTGAAGTATGACGGGATTGTTTTGGTTTTGGGTGGCGACATTTTTTCGGGTGACATCCACGAAGAATTGAAGGATACGAATGAAGCGACGATGTTGGAAAGTTGCTTGTATTGGTCTGAACAAATTGCGGGTGCTGTGGGGTTGTTGGCTGATGAATTCAAGAAGGTGCAAGTGGTCAGCGTGGTTGGTAATCATGGGCGTACTACGCGCAAGCCGCGTATGAAGCAGCGTGTGGTGACGAACTTTGATTGGTTGTTGTCAAAGATGGTGGAACGATATTTTGCTTCTGACAATCGGGTGTCGTTTCTGATTCCTACTTCTGCGGATGCGTTCTTGAAGATTTATGAACACGGTCATCTGATTACGCATGGCGACCAAGTTCATGGCGGTGGTGGTATCGGTGGTATCTATCCGCCCATCATGCGGATGCGTGCGAAGAAGGAACATAAGTATTTGCAGACGGGTCAAAATTTCCGCACGCTTTGGCTTGGTCATTGGCACAGTTACATCAGCACGCCGCATCTCATCATCAACGGTTCCACAAAGGGCTTTGATGAATACGCGATGATGATGGGTTTCGGGTTTGAAGTTCCGCAGCAAGCGTTGGCGATTGTGACACCAGAAAGAAACATCACGGTGCAAGCACCAATCTTTTGTCAAGACAGAAAGCGTGAAGGCTGGTGATGTTGTGCGAATGCAAACTTCAACGATGGATTATCACTTGCGAAGGTGCGGATGATGACGACGAAGATTGAACATTCCCGTGTGCTGGTTGTGTGGCATGATGCGCACGCAATCAATGAAGGTGCGTGGTGTGATGAAAGCGATATTGATGCTGACCCTTGCGTTGTTGAAACTGTTGGTTGGTTGTTGGCTGATAGGAAAGTTGGTCATGTTGTGTTGGCGCAATCGGTGACGCATGATGGCGGTTTGGATGCGGTGCTTGCGATTCCTGTTGGGATGGTGCAAAAGATTGTTGTGTTAGGTTTCTAGTGCGCGATGTTCCCTTCCCCTTCGGCATCGTGTCGGGTGCGGGTGTTGCACGCAGATTTTTTGCGTGCGCACCCGTTTCCTGATTTGGTCGCACCAACTTTTTTGTATATTTTTTAGCCGCATGGATATTGGGGTTGGCGTAAAGTTTTTTTGATATTGCTTGTTTTGGGGCTGTTCTGAGGGTCTTTTGGATTTGAATGCTTGGTGTCATACCCTATACTTGAAGTATCGGGATAAGGAACCCCGATGGAAAAGGGAACAAGATGAAAGTGGTACGGATACCAGAAGCAATCTACGGGGATGTAACAATCTTCCGTGATTGCGGTGATGAAGTTGGTTTGTCAGATGAATGCATTTCGTTCATCAACAAACTGTGCAAAGCAAAAATGAAAAAGGAACGAAACGCAAAGTGGTATGAAGTCAATGCAACCGATGATGAAGTCATTGCAATTGGAAATGAAATCATGATTGAAATCATCGCGCGTCAAAACGAAGAATTGGAACAATGGTATTTGACCACCAGCGAACGCACAGATATTCGCCGATACATCGGCAAAGTCAAGAAATGGCTGGATGAAAATATGGAAGCGAGCGCATGATGGCAAGCGACATCATGCACTTCAAAAAAGGCGAGACAATTTATTGGAAGCGGATGCCGCAAGGCGTGTTCACCTTCTTGAAGATTGACAGCGACGGTTCACTTCACATCGTCGGTGGTGAACGCGGCTACGCACGCAACGGACACAACGCACTTCCACAAGATGTGTCGCTGCTTCCGTTTGATGGCGGCAAGGAAGCGGTCATCGCATGGTGCAGGAACAACATCTTCGCAGAAGTCACCGTGAAGGAACTTGCTGCGATTGGTGAATGCTCAGAAGCAACGGTGCGTGCGCTCATCAATGACAGGCGCGATATCTTCCGCAAGTCAGATGGTCGCAAGTACGAAGTGCGTGACCCGCAAGCAGACAGACAGCACGACAAGTGACGACACAGAAAACCCTGTGACACCCCCAAAGCAAAATCAAATCAACAACAACACGGAAGGGAAATAGCAATGCAGTTAGTAACGAAAGCAGCAGACCGAACCGAATGGTTGGCGCAACGCAAACGAACGCCCGATGGCTTGGTGTCGTTCGGTGGAAGCGACGCACCGATTCTGATGGGCGCATCACAGTTCCGCACGCGCGGTGACTTGTTCGTTGAGAAGGCAACGATGGTGGTTGATGAGCAGCCAGCCACCAGCGCAATGACCACAGGCAACTACGCAGAACCGATGCTGCTGCAATACGCATCGGACAGACTTGCGACGAAGTTCATCACGCCGCAATCCCTGTATCGTGATGGTCAATGGCTCATCACCGCCGATGGTGTGGACAATGAAACAGCACCCGCAGTATGCGTGGAATGCAAGACGACATCGCGACACAGCATCCGCGATATCTCAGATGTGCCGCCGATGTATCTGTGGCAGATGTGGGCGCAACAGATGGTTCTAGGTTGCCCCGTGTTTCTGTCGGTACTTGACCGCGATTTGAAACTGTCGCTGATTGAATGCCCGACGAACACCGATGCGTTCAGCGCGCTGCGCTTGGAAGCAGAAGTGTTTGGTGAATGGGTGCTGCGCGGCGAACCAATGCCCGATGACATTGACAACTTTTCCGCTGAGCAAATCGCAACGCTGTTCACCGCACAACCAAAGCAAGTTGAAATCGGTGCTGATGCGTTGATGTGGGTTCAGACATTGGAAGAAGCACGCGCGATGAGCGCGCAAGCGGAAGCACTTGAACGCAACGCGAAAGACCATCTCGCGCGGATGCTGCTGGATGCAGAAGTGGGAACTATCAATGGCGAAGTTGCTGTCACTTGGAAGCAACAGAAGGGTCGCGCAACAGTTGATGTTGCACGAATGCGGGCAAGTCATCCTGACTTGGTTGCACAGTATGAAAAAGAAGGTTCACCGTTCAGGGTGTTCCGCACAACGAAGGGAAAAAAGAAATGACATTTGAACTAGACGGATATCTCACCGTTGCACAACGGATTGAGCAGTTGAAAGCGAAGTACCCCGATGCGGTACTGCGACCATACAATCCCGATGAACCGTTCACCATCAAAAAAATTGGTGACAAGGAATTCATTGTGTATGTGGCAGCGTGCTACAAAACACCCGATGACCCGATGCCAGCAGTTGCAGTTGCGATTGAGCCATGCATACCAAAATCAAATTTCACACGCGACAGCATGGTGATGAACGCAGAAACATCGGCTTGGGGGCGTTGCATTATGGCTGCGCTTGCTTGCGATACATCAGGCAAGGTGGCATCAGCAGATGAAGTGCGCAACCGTCAAGATGGCGACCAGCAAATTGCGACGGTCATCAAAGCGTTCCCATCTGCAAAGACACAGCAGGTAACCACAGCAGCAAAAGGTGCAGGGTTCATCACGCAGAAGCAAATCGGTTTGCTTGGCAAACTTACGCGCGAACGCAACATGAACAACGATGACCTGCTTGCCTATGTCGCTGCGCTGATTGGGCGTGATGTGAATGGCAAGTTGGGTGACCTGACCAGCAAGGAAGCATCAAATGTGATTGGTGCTTTGATGAACGGTGAGCAGCCATCTGCGCCAGCAGCAGCACCAGCAGACGAAGAACCTTTCTAATGGCGATTCAAGCGTGGCGCGACAACGCGCGATGTGTTGGTGTTCCGTCTGATGTGTTCTTCCCTGACGCATTGAAGGAAACCAGATTTGATGCCGCATTGAAACTGTGTTCGGAATGTTCGGTCACAGACCAATGTTTGAATTTGGTTATCGGCTTAGACGATGTGGATGATAAGTGGGGCGTGTTCGGTGGGCTGACACCACGACAGCGGCGCGTTGTCAGATACGAAATGGAACGCGGGCATTCGCTCGCTCACTCTGTGAAGGTGGTGAAGAATGTCGGGCGACCCAAGAAAAGGTGAATGCGAAGGCAGGCAAGACAACTGCAAGGTTGATGGTTGCCCGCTGTTCGGCACACTTGGCAAACCTGCGCGTGATGGCAAGCGTCGCATCAAAGGATGCGGTGATGCTGTTGCGCGTGGGCGACGCTCACGCAGGAAAGGATTGAAGAAGCAACGCGACGCACGCAAAGCGTTGGGTGTTGCGCCATCGCACAAGTTTGGTGACGCGAACGAAGAACGATGGAATGACCCAATCTTTGCAAACGAAGTGAAGTCAGGGAAACAGATACAGCCTGCGGTGACCGCGTGGTTGCGCATTGAACAGCAGGTGCGTTCCAATGAAGCGGATTTTGGTTCGCTTCGCAAACCGTGTCGCGCTGTGTTGATGCCCGATGATTGGGGAAGTGAAGGTTTGGTGATGGTGCGTTTGTCTGTGTGGCGTGATTATGTTGCGCCTGCGCTCGCGGAATATTACGGGCAGGGCGAATGAATGCATTTGATTATCGTGCAGCCTTTGCACTTGGTCATTCATATGCGCGTTATGTCACCGATTGCTTGAACGATTTGGGTGTTCATGCGGAATTGCAACCGTTGGAATACGCGAAGGATGAAGCAGACAGACGCAGGTTCACTTTGCATGAAAAGGATGTGGTGACTTCGGCTGGTGTGCTGGAAGTGAAATCATCTAGCCGCGTGTTTAGCAACAATCCCGATGACTATCCTGCACCAACTTTGATTGTGGACACCTATCACGGTTTTCACAGCAAGGTTCGTAAGCCGATTGCTTATTGCATGGTGTCGCAGGAAACGAAAGCGATTGTGGTTGTGCCTGTGTCATCGCAGCCTTCGTGGTGCGTGCAGAATTTGTATGACCGACACCGAAAAATCTATGATGATTTTTTGATTGCTGACAGGGCTGTGTTGCGTTCGTTTGACGATTTGATTGAATGGCTAAGGGGGAAACATTCGTGATTGTTCGTGGCGCACGAAAGACAACTAATTTCACCATCATTGGGAACGATGTGTTGCGCGATAAGCGGCTGTCGTATCGGGCGCGTGGGCTGCTTGCTTGCGTGTTGTCGCGACCTGATGATTGGCGTACTTCTGCTGACAGCCTTGCGCGTGAGGGTTCAGAAGGGCGGGCGGCGATTCTTACGGCTTTGAAGGAATTGGAAACCGCAGGCTATTTGATACGCACACGCATTCAGGATAAGCAAGGTTTGTGGCGCACAATTTCAACGGTCTATGACGAACCACAGACAGGATGCGCAACCGAAGTTCAGTTTCCGAATGTCGGTTCACCGAACTTCGGTTTCCGCACTTCATTAGAAGAACTAGATACGAAGAAACTAGATGTTGCGCCAGAAGCATTTGAAGCATTCTGGATGGCATACCCCCGCAAGATAGCCAAACGCGATGCACAGAAGGCATGGCAGCAAGTGATGCGTGCAAGTGATGCACCAACTGTGGAAGTAATCATGCAAGCAGTTGAGCGATACAAGAACGCACAGAAGGACAAGAACTACATCGCGTATCCCGCTACTTGGTTGCGTGCAGGTAGATGGGCAGACGAAGTGGAAAACAACTACAATGGGAACACCGAAAGGGAACGGGAATTGCCCCCGAATGTGGCACAAGCACAATCGTTTGCGGCGGCTTACTTTCACACGCGCCGCAACTTGGATGATTTGAAATCAGACATCGCGCATCGCGAAGCCGAATATCAGGAAGCAGCGATTGCGTGGTTTGAAAAGATGAAAGCAGGATGACCATGAAATTGCTTGCAGGAATGTTCTTGGCAACATTGGTTTCGTTCGGTGTTGCTGTCGGTGCGACTTCAAAGGCGGTTGCGCCGATGGATACGGTTCCGACAACTGTTGTAGTTGCGGATACGACGACGACAACGGTTGCTGCGTTGGCGGTTGATGCTGACGCGAAGTGTGGTCAATGGTGGGCTACTGCTGTTGCTGCTGGTTGGGCGCAGGAAGATTTGCGTGATTTGGATGGTGTGATGTTTCGTGAGAGTCGCTGCGATGCGTCGCAGGTGAATGCGAGCGACCCGAACACGGTTGATGGTGTGACGGGTTCGGTTGGGTTGGCTCAGATAAATGTGTTTTGGGTGCAGGCGACAAAGTGGTATCCGAACGGTTATTTGCAGACGCACACCATCGTTTCGGGTGCGCAGGATTTGTTTGACCCGTTCTTGAATTTGCGGGCGGCGAAGGCGGTGTTTGACTATGACCGCAGCG